GCAGAAATAGGTTCTGTCACTCTAACTACAACTGCACAAACACTTACGGGTGCAATCCAAGAAATATTTCAAGGTGGGTTTGAAGAATTAGATTTAACTTTAGACTCTGTAAAAACTTCAACTGGACTTGCACTAGGTGGATTTAGTGACTCAGAAAGAAGTAGTTTAGGTAAAGCACTTAACGCATTGTCAAGAGACATACAAGTACTTGACTCGGACATGGTTGGTCAACTTGGAACAGACTCTACTGGAACTACTACTGGAAGAGGTAGAAATCTTTTGACAACTACTGCAAAAACTATTGTCGGTAGTATAAACGAACTAGATGCAGAAATAGGAACTTTAAGTTCTTTAACCACTGGTCATAAATCAACTTTAGTGGGTTCAATTAATAATGTAGACTCTGACGTAGGTGCATTAACTAGTCTTAGTTCAGAAGTTCGAGACTCTAACATTGCAGCTACAATTAATGCATTAAATACAAAAGTAAATAATAGAAATAGATTTTTAACATTTATTACTGATAGTGCTGACAATGGATATAGTGCAGATAGTGCTGGTGCTCATATAAAATTTGTTGGTGGAAGTAATTTAGAAGTAATAAAAGACTCTAGTACAAGTAATGTAAAACAAATTACAATAAATCACACTAGTGTTGGTGCAAGTTCTGTAGATAACTCTGGTAATACTTTTATTCAAGACTTAACAATTGATGCAAACGGTCACGTCACGGGAACTACAAGTGCAGCTGCAACATCTCCGAACAACGCACAACACATAATGGCCGCTGGTGGTGGTCTTTTAGTTAACACACCTGGCGGAAGTCCTTTTACTGCAGATGCATCAACTAATATCACAACAACTTATTCAATTGACTCTGATTTAAGAGGTCATGTTCACTTTGTTGGCCCAGACAATAATGACTATATACATTTCACCGACTCAAGTTTAGATGTCTTTATTAATACTACAAAAGTAGGAGTCTTTGCGTCAAACGGAGACTTCCATGCGAATAATGATATTGTTGCGTTCTCAACCACTGCGTCAGACATGAGATTGAAAACTGATATTGAACCAATTACAGATGCACTTGAAAAAATAAATGCATTAACTGGATATACTTTTACTTACGATTATAATGGAAGAAAGTCTGCGGGATTACTTGCACAAGAAGTAGAGGAAGTTTTACCTTCTGCAGTATTTGATAAGAAACTAGTATTTAAAGAAAATGATAATCAAGAATATAAAACTTTACAGTATGACCAAACAATCGCATTATTGGTGCAATCAATTAAGGAGTTGAAATCAGAAATAGATATTCTTAAGAGGAATAAGTAATGTCATTACCTAGACTAAATCTTAATGTTGGGGGAGTAGTTAGTTTAGATTTATTAAAAGGTAAATTTGCTCAAGCTGCAAATGATTTTTCATTAGTTTTGTCAGAAGGTTTTAAAAGTAATACAGTTGGACATCAAAAACCAATAACGAGTACCAATACTAATAAACTTAATAAAACAACTAATATTAGTATTAATGATTTTAAAGAAGAAGCACAAATTGATAATCGACTGACATCTATCCCATTTCTTAGATTTACTCAATACAATTTATTTCAACCTACACTTACGGGATATACTGGTGGCCCTATTCAAAGAGAACTGAGAGTATTTGGTAGTCAACCAAACACAGCTTTTGGAGATATTGCTCCCAGTAAATTTAATATGGACGCTAGTTCTGCATTTACTCCCATAGGTTCACTGGGTAAACAATCTGGTCACCAAGAAAAATTAAACTCTCGAGGTTTTCCATTCGGAAACAATTTTAATTTAAACACTTCTGAGTTTCGTGAACTAGTTGGTAAATCTGACGGTGAAGCAAATCAGAAAATGGGAGACTATAGAAACGCAAAAATGTTTTTTAGTGAAGGTCAGGATATAGCATTTCCTTTAAGAGCTGGTGGGAGTGGATTAGGTTTTAACATGACACCGTATTTTGGTGATAGAATAGAAGGTACTGTCGAACGTGGTTATAATCAACCTTCAATTATTTGTAATGCGGAGACTTATTATAATGATGAATATCAAGGAAGTGGTACTGCATCTGAAACGATAGGTCTTGATTTTAAATTTGTAAATGAAAGTGGTGGATTGAGATGTTTTGTTAGACAAAATAATGGGCCAAGTTATAATACCTTAGTTAACCGTACCAATTCTTCTGGTAATACTCACGATTATAAATTTACAAAAGAAAGGTCTACCTATGTAGGTCAGTACTCATCTGGGCCTCTTAAATCTAGTCAAATTCAAATACAAGCAACTTCTGGAACATATCAACCTTTTTATTTTCTACCAGACTTACCTAATGGAGTAGATACTTTAAGACTTAAATCACTAACCGAAGTAAGAACTGCAAATTCTTATGCAAAAAGTCAAAATACTGCTATTTCCAGAAGTCCTGGCGTGACTATGGACGTACAAACATTGCATTCACCTACTAGTGTGAGTGTACCTACACCAAGTTCTTCAAACAATCAAAGTGGTGTGACCTTTATAGGTATTGATACACAACAAACTGGTATGGGACTTGGAGATGCATTTGGGTTTACACAAAAGATGACTGCAAGTACTAGTGGTAAAAAAGGTATAAACCACAGAAGAGTTTTTCAAATGCAATTGCAAGCAAGTAAAAGTAATATAAGTAGGGGACAAGAAAGAACTGTTTTAAACTATTTCTTTGCACTAGAAACACGTATTGATATTTATGATGTTGGTGCTCCAGCAGTAGTTTACTCTTTTGTTTGGGATTTCTCTGGTATAGACCTTACTGGTGGTGGTGGACTAGCAGGGTATATACAGTCGATAAGTTATGGTTTTATGTCACCTACTTTTGGAATGGCATATTCGGACTCTCGTTTAAAAGATAATGTTAGACTTATTCATAGACCAAATGGACATAATGTTTATGCATGGGATTGGAATAAATTAGCGAAATCAATCGGTGCAGATAAACAACCTAATTATGGACTTATTGCAGATGAATTGGTTGGTACTAATCCAGAAGCATTAGAGAAAGATGAAAATGGTTATTGGAAAATAAACTATTTCAAACTTAGACAAAACAAGAAAGAATAATTATAAATAGTATATTATGGGAACTCCACTTAAACTCGAAGGTACAAACGGTGATTTAAAAGAAATGACCACCGCAGAAGAGAACTATCTTGCGTATCAGGCGGGGGAACAATTAAAGGCATCTGCAAAGACCGAAGTTGGTGCAATCACTGACGCATCAAGTGGAAACGAAACTGTCGGTGCATTCACTGATACTCGTTTTAATGAAGCACCAGGCTCACACGGTTCAATTAATACAACTTCTACTGTCACAACTTTATATCAAACCGAAGGGACAGCTGCAGAAAATGGTGGAGACTTTAGAAATGCAGTGCATCAACAGTCGGGAGACGGAGATACTCATAGTAGACAATTGCATGAATTTACTTCTGCAGAAATGGATACTCTAACAGATAGATTGGTTGCAACTATTTTTGCAAATGATTATTCAGGTACATATAAATTAGGTTCTTCTGCACCAAGTTCAGATTACGACACGCATTTATCTGCAGTCTTTACGGACACACGAACCGATGCAGGCCCGAGTACAACCACAGTTGCAACTTATAACATCTACCAAAGACAAACCTTCTCTGCACCCACAGCAGTCCGTCCAGTCGCACTTAAAAGAAGTTCTGGGGGTAGTGGTACATTTCAAGGTATTCAAGAGATGTCAGATGCAGAAATCAAATATACTTTTGGACAACGTGCAAAGACTCGTATCATGAATGGTACAAAGGGTGTTGGAACTTATATCTTAAATAGTTCTGCAACTGGAGCTCCAAGTGAAACGGGTACATGGGTTGCGAAAGGAACTGCAACCGATACGAGACATACTACCACAGATACCGATTATACGCAAGACTTTGTTGGTACATTTGAAACTACTTTCACTGGAACATTTGTGGGAGAAGCAGGTGGTGTAGTAAACTATGCAGGGCCGACTAACTACGCAGGGCCAACAAACTATGCAGGGCCGACTAACTATGCAGGCCCAACCAATTATGCAGGCCCAACGAACTATGCGGGAAGAAATGTAAGTAATGAAGCAAATGCAAACGGGCCTGGTGCAAACACTTACAATTCAGTTAACTATCTTGGAGAGGTTGGTGGTGCAGTCAACTATCTTGGTGAAGCTTCTGGTGCGGTAAACTATTTGGGAGAAACGTCAGGTGCAGTCAACTATTTAGGGGAGACATCTGGTGCAGTTAACTATCTTGGAGAAACGTCAGGTGCGGTGAACTATGGAGGGCCTGGTACGTATGAACAAGACTTTGTGGGTACTTTTGAAACAACTTTTACTGGAAACTTTTTAGGTGCATTAATTAATAACGCAACCGAAACAATTGAAACTTATACACTCTATGTAAGGACTGCATAACAAAATTATATATAATATTATGGATAGAGTATGGGATAAAGATGCATTTTGGGATACTCCAAAGAAAAATGTATTGAATTGTATTTCCGAACAAGAAGAAGGAAATAAAAAGATAAGACAAGTTCACAAATTAGTTGAAGCAGACCCACTATTTAAAGAGTGTGTGGACGCACTTACTCCAGAACATATTGACGAAAATACCAAACAAAGAATTGCACGAAAGTTTGAAGAACAGAAAAAACAAAAAGAACAGAAAGAAGCAAAAGAAAAAGCAAAACAAATGGAACAACTTTTTAATTACAAGTTGAAAACATTTGAGGTTGAAGAAATAAAACTATCCCGAAACCGTGAATTAAAAAGTAAATTGAGAAGAGCAAAATCTATTCCAGAAGTAAACCTTTGGGCAATAAAAATTCTGGACGATTATTTAAATAGTGAGTAATGGTTATCTAGTAGTTGCATCAAGAAAAGAAAGTTTTTACAGACTTGCAATTAATTGTTTAGAGTCTCTTAAAGATTATTATCCAGATGCAAAGTGTTGTCTTGTCACCGAAGAAAGATTTCTAGACGGTAGAGAATATGTTGCAGATGATTTAATTTTTTGCGGTGATAATGTTCGTGAAAAGTTATGGGGTATGTCGCAAAGTCCTTACGATACTACCATGTACATAGACGCAGATTGTGAAATAGTTCATGAAGATATTGCAACAGTCTTTGATGAATTAAATGGTAATGATATGGTATTCAATACTTTACCAGTAGAAGCAAAATCACTCTACGCAATCTATGATTTTACTTATAATAACAAACCAGAACACTTTACTTATTGCGGGGGTGTTTGTCTTTATACAAACAAACAATTTATGACCGATTGGTATCACTTGTATTTAGAACAACAAATGGGAATATTCAGACCAAACATAGAGCCTTGGGAAAAACTCAAAGGTTTTGACCAAACAACTTTGTGGTGGTTATTGAAAAAGGAAAAAAATCTAAAGGTAGGAACATTTAAAGATAATCTTCGTTGGAATTATTATCATGCATATGAAAAATTAAATTTACTCCCAGAACGAAATTTTATTATAAAACATTATTCTTACGCAGCTCCTAAGTAAATGAAAGATATTCCTATAAACAACCCCGAAATTCTGGAAACTTTAAATAAGTGGTTATGGTTCTATGATGAAAGAGAAGGAGAGATTGCAAAGTGTAAGATATACTGTTATAATGAAGATAGAGACCATTTCACTGGAGATAAACATAGAGATAGTATAATGTCTAGGGGTTCGATACATAATGGGTTTCCTGAGACGGGTCATTACTACAGTTTTAAAACTAATCATGAAGGTTCTGGTAAAAACCTTACTACAGAAGTCATGAAACATTATAACACAATTAATGAAGAATTGCAAGTAAAATTATGCACCGCACATAATGGTTTATGTGCGTTGTATCCACCTAAAGGGTTTATCTCATGGCATAACAACGCAAACGCAGCTGCATACAATATAATTTTTACTTGGTCGGAAACTGGGGACGGATACTTCAAGTATGTTGACGGTTATACTGGAGATGAAATAGTTATCCCAGATAAGAAAGGGTGGCAATGCAAAGCAGGATACTTTGGTGCATACGATGAAGAACCTGAAAAATTACTTTATCATAGTGCATCTACTGACTGTTGGAGAATGACAGTTGCATATATGTTCAATCGAGAAGAAATGTCTCTTGGTCTACAAGAGGACGTAATCGAAGAGATAAAATCTAAATAAATACTCGTCTTAAAAGTTAATTCATATAAATAAAGACATGAAAGACTTTACTTATATGGGTTAACACATGTCAAACAACTACGAAGATATCACAATACATCAAGGAACAGACGTTGCAATCGAACTTCACTTAGTTAAGGAGTCTGACGGAACTGCGTTTGATTTAACAAATTATTCTGCAGCTGCAAAGATGAAACGTAGGTATGGTGATAGTGATAATGACCCAGATACCAGAGCCTTCAACGCAATTATTCCTACACCCGCAACTGCGGGTATTGTCACATTGAGTATGACAAATGACTCAAGTGCAACTCTTCAAACTAGAGGAAGGTATGTGTATGACGTAGAAGTGTCTTTCGTAGACAGTGATAATAAAACCATAGTGCAAAGAGTTGCAGAAGGACAAATTGAAGTGACTCCGTCCGTGACATAAGGATTTTAAATGACAACAAGAAAAATTGTTTTAAAGAAAGTTAAAGTCGGTACACCGATTAAAACCGTGACTGCGGGTAGTTTCGGTATTAATAACTTAGGTGGAGTAAATACTACTGGAAGAACAACTGGTTCACTTTTAGTATTTAACAATTCATCTTCAAACTTTGAACCCGTCACACTTACGGGAGACTCAAATCATTTTATTACTTTTGATAGTAGTGGTAGTCCAGATACTTTACAAATAAACTTTACGAATGACTCTATATCTGGAAGTCTAATACCTAAACTTGATAGTGCATTTGACTTAGGTTCATCTACTAAGAAATGGAAAGATTTATTTCTTAGTGGTTCAACCATAACTTTAGGAGACTTAACAATACAATCCACTGGTGGTGGAATAGAAGTTAAAGACTCAGACGGAAATACTTTACTACAAAACATAAAATATATCACAGTAAATGGTGATACAGATATTCTTGCATACGATAGTAATACTTCAACCTTTACTTTTAATGACTCAGATATTGCAAGAACTGACGAAACGGAAACTTTCCATAAAAATATAATAGTTGCAGACAGTGCTAACATTGCGGGTAATCTAACTGTAGGTGGTAGTTTATCGGTCACTGGAGATTTATCTTATGATGATGTATCTGCAGATAGTGCTGTATTCTCTGGAAGTGTTGCAATCGGAAACAATCTGACTGCAGATAGTGCTACAATCAATAAGATTGCAAACACAACTCTTACGGGTCAGAATGCAACTTTTGACTCTGCAACTATTGGTAATCTTGCGGCTACTAACTTAGTTATTTCTTCTGGAGATAGTGCATTCTTTAATAAAGTCGCAATCGGAGATTTAGAAGTAGACTCTGCAAACATCGATAGATTAACTTTAGACTCTGGACAAGTAAGACAATTATCTACTGGATTTATAAATGCAGACTCGGCCTTTATGGACTCTGCAACGATTTCTACAATTGCAACTGGAACTATAAATGCAGACCAACAGTTTACTGACTCCGCAACTATTACTAATCTTGCGAACTCGGTATTGACTGCAAAAGTAATTACAAATACTACATTAACTAATGCTACATTAACAAGTGACAGTGCAACTATAGGTAATGTTGCAGTCACTACACAACTAACGGGTAATCAAGCAAACTTTGATAGTGTTGCAAGTAATACTTTACATGCGACTGCGATAAGTTCTCAAACACTGAGTGCAGACTCAGGAGATATACGACAACTATCTGTAGATTTCATAAATGCTGATAGTGCGTTTTTTGATAGTGCAACAATCACTAATCTATCTACAACACAAATAACATTCTCACAAGCAACCCTTGACTCTGCAACAATTAATACTTTAAATGCAGATAGTTCTGATATCAGACAGTTTAGTACAGAATTCATAAACTTTGACTCCGCATTCGGAGACAGTGCAACTATAACGAATATTGCAAATACTCAGTTGACTGGAAGTCAAGCAACTTTAGATAGTGCAACCATAACAAAACTAAATGTCGATAGTTCAGATATAGACCACTTGTCCACAGAGGCCATCAACTTTGATAGTGCGACTGGAGATAGTGCAACGATAACAAGTATTGCAAACTCTACCTTTACGGGTAAAGTTATTACGGGTACAAATGTTGCGTTTGATAGTGCAACCATAACAAATGTTGCAATTGCAACTCAACTGACTGGAGACCAAGCAAGTTTCGATAGTGTTGCGAGTAATACTTTACATGCAACAAATTTAAGTGTAGACAGTGGAGACATAAGACAACTATCGGTAGACTTTATAAATGCAGATAGTGCTTTCTTGGACTCTGCGACTATTACTACTCTTGCAGTAGGTACTTTAAATATTGATGCAATCAACATTGGTGATAGTGCAACCTTTACAAACATTGCGTCTAATTCAATAAACACAAATGCATTACAAGTAGATGATATCACAATAAACGGTTCAGAAATTCAAGATGCGGGAGACTTTACTTTAAATGTAGAAGGAGATATAACATTAGATGCGAATGGTGGTGATGTAAAACTTTCAGATGACGGTTTACATTTTGGTACTCTTAGTAGAAGTGTTAATGATTTAGTAATTACATCGCCTGTTCAAGACGGTGATATTGTATTTAAAGGTGATGACGGTGGTTCTACTATAACTGCATTTACATTAGACATGTCAGAGGCTGGTAAGGCCACATTCAACTCTGGTATAAATCTACCTGATAACGGCAAAATTTCACTTGGTGCGGGTGAAGATTTACAAATTTATCATGACGGTTCTAATAGTATTATTACTGATGCGGGAACGGGTAGTCTATTTATAAGAGGAACAGACCAAGTAAATATACAAAGTGCAATAGGAAACAATTATATAAAATCAACCATTAATGCTGGAACTAAAATTTACTTTGCTGATGTAGAAAAATTTGAGACTACAGATAGTGGTGTTCATGTCACTGGTCAACTACTTGCAGATAGTGCTACATTAACTAAACTTACTGTAGATAGTGCGACTATCACAAACATTGCAAACTCGGTTTTAACTGCGAAAGCAATTACTGGTACTACAGTCACTACATCTGGAGATATAGTCTCAAGTGGTACAATAAGGGCTGGTAATCTAAATGTAGACTCTGCGGACATAGACACTATTGCAAAAGCATCTTTACTCGGTGGTACTGGTGTCACTTATGACAGTAGTTCAGGTGTTATTGCAATTGGACAACCAGTTGCAACAACTGACTCGGTCACTTTCTCTGGATTAACTGTTGGTGGAAACTTAGTCGTATCGGGAACTACAACGACTGTTGCAACTACTAACACAACTATGACTGACCAACTCTTTGAGTTAGGTAATGGTCGAACTGGAAGTCCAAGTGGAGATGCGGGTATTGTCATTGAAATGGGAGATGACTCAAACGCATTTATGGGATTTGACCAATCACTTGGTAAATTTGTTGTTTCCAGAACAAATGCAACGGGTTCATCTACTGGTAATCTAGTACACACTACTGCACCATTAGTTGCAAATGCAATAGAAGTAGACTCCGCAGATATAACTAAAGCAGACATAGACTCTGCAGACATTACAACTTTAACTGGAGACAGTGCAGTATTCTCAAGTGCAATTCAGACTCCTAAGATAATTACTCCACAGTTCACAGTGGACAGTAATCTTATTTTCCCGATAAGTGGAATTGATATTACAAACCAAAGTAATAACACTAAACTTGGTGTTAATATGAGAAACAATACTGGTCAAGGTTCATTAAGTACTGATGCTCTTGCAGTTAAAGGTGATGCATATTTCTTAGACTACAGTGCGGGTCATTCATTCCGTATAGTTGCAGATACAAACCCACTTAAACTTAGGTTTGATGATAGAACTGGTGCTGGATTTGCGGGATTAGATTTTGTTGCGGCCAATGGAAACTCTGCACTCGACCAAACTCGAATGAGAATTAAAACTAATGGTGAATTAGAAGTACAAGGTGATATGTCCAGAACATCTGGTGACATGACCTTTGATATGCCTGCAAACATAGTTCTTGATGCAGACGGTGGTAGTATAAAACTTTCTGACGGTGGTACTCAGTTTGGAGAATTACTGAATAGTTCTAGTGATTTCTTAATTGATGCAAAAGTCCAAGATAAAGATATTAAATTTAGAGGTGATGACGGTGGTTCTGTAATAACTGCATTGACTCTGGATATGTCTAATGCGGGTGCGGCTACATTTAATGATGCTGTTATCGCACCTAAAGCAGATATTGACTCTGCAGATATTAGACAACTTACAACTGAATTCATTCACGGTGACTCTGCAGTATTCGATAGTGCAACGATAACCACTCTTGCAGTTGGAACACTTAACATCGATAATATTAATATTGGAGATAGTGCAACCTTTACTAATATTGCAGTATCTACTGCATTAAACACTAATTCATTAATAGTAGATGACTTTACTGTAGACGGTTCTACTATAACTAATGCATCAAGTAATGATGTATTAATAGATGCGAATGCTGGAATTATTTTAGATGCAGATGATAATGGAACTATAAGTTTTAGAGACGGTGGTACAAGATATGGTATTGTAGAAAAATCTAGTAATGATTTCCATATTCAGTCAATGATAAATGACGGAGATTTAAAAATACTAGGTAAAGACGGTTCTTCTACTATAACCGCAGTGACCTTTGATATGTCTGATGCGGGTAGAGCATTGTTTAATGGTTCTGTTGATATTGGTGGTACATCAATAACTAGAACTGGAGACTTAACTATTGAACCGTCTGGAGACTTAATTTTAGATGCGGGTGGTGAAAACATTAAGTTCAAAGATGACGGTACAGAAATAGGACAAATTGATATGGGTTCTGCAAACCTAACATTCCGTTCATCTGTATCCGATAAAGATATAATCTTTAGAGTTAATGACGGTGGTAGTGAAATCACCGCAATGACTATAGATGCGTCAGAAGCTGGTCAAGTTTTAATTACGGGTGATTTAAGAGTTGGAAATTTACCAGTAGACTCTGCAGATTTGATTACACTTGCAAGAAGTAATATCTCTGGTAGAAATGGTCTTGCATACAATAGTTCAACTGGTGTCTTTGACTTAGACTCTGCGAATGCAATCACAACTGTTAAAAATGCATTATCAACTGGAAGTCCAGACGCATTGACTTATGATAGTGCGGCTGGTCAGTTTGCACTAAATGCTAACCATGTAATGGCACTTATTCAAACAGTAGACTCAAATGGAAGTGGACTAAACGCAGATACCTTAGAAGGACAAGCAGGTTCACACTATCGTATAAACGTCTACAACGCAAGTGGAACACTACTAAACTAGGGATATAAATAGTATTATGGCAAAACTAAATTCAAGACAAAACCTAATAGATTACTGTTTAAGAAGATTAGGACACCCAGTTATTGAAATCAATGTAGATGACCAACAACTAGAAGATAGGGTAGATGACGCATTACAGTTGTTTAGAGAATATGCAGCTGACGGTTCTCGTAGAGTATATTTTCCAGTACAGATTACTGCACAACATATATCTGACAAATACATTGATTTGAGTAATCCAACGGGTTCTGCAGAAACAGAATTTTCTGGTAGAATACTTGATGTAGTAAAAGTATTTATGATTGGAGACTCTACTTCAAACGTAAACTTCTTTGATATCAAATATCAAATGCGATTAAATGACCTTGCAGATTTAGCAACTGGTGTAGGAGACCTTGCATACTATGAACATATGCAACAATATCTTGCAATGATTGATTTAAAATTAACTGGTCAACCGCAAATACAATACAATAGATATCTAGATAGATTATTTATTTTTGGAGATTTAAATTCAAAAGGTGATTTAAAAGCGGGAGACTTTATTATGGTGGAAATGTATGTAGAGTTAAACGAGTCTGTCACTAGTCAATATGACAATATATTCTTAAAAAACTATACTACTGCATTGATTAAAAAACAATGGGGTGAGAACTTAAGTAAGTTTGAAGGTATGACACTTCCTGGCGGTATAACATTAAATGGTAGACAAATTATTGACGATGCAAACCAAGAACTCGAAAGAGAACACGAAAAACTAAGAAACGAGTACGACAATCCACCATTCTTTTTTATGGGGTAGATTGTGGCTACTAATCAATATTTTAAAAACAAAGTTCGTTCTGAACAACAATTATATGAAGATATAATTATCGAAGCACTCCAGATGTATGGACAAGATGTCTATTATCTTCCAAGAGAGATTAAGAATTTAGATAAAATATTTTTAGATGATATACCTTCTAGATTTTCTGATGCATATAAGATTGAAATGTATATTGAAGGTGCAGAAGGGTTTGAAGGAGAAGGAGACTTATTCACTAAGTTTGGTATTGAGTTAAGAGACCAAGCAAACTTTGTAGTATCTAGAAAAAGGTGGACACAACTCATTGGTAGTAATTTAGAGAAACAAAACTTTAGACCAAGAGAAGGCGATTTAATTTATTTAACTTTAACAAACTCTTGTTTTGAAATCAGGAGAGTTGAAACCGAAACACCATTCTATCAGTTAAGTCAATTACCAACATTTAGATTACAATGTGAATTGTTTGAATACAGTGGAGAAGACTTTGATACTGGTGTAGAAACAATTCAAGATATAGAACAAGAAGGTTCTTTCAAATACAATTTATCAGTTGACTCAGGTGGTGGTAGATTTATTGTGGGAGAAACAGTCACACAAGTATTCGATACTTATAATATGATTGGAGAAGTTGCATTTGCATCTGACTCTGGTAATACTTTACATCTAATTCATAGTGGTGCAACTGACGGATTATTCCATGAGTGGACTACAACTAAAAGTATTATTGGAGACCAAAGTCAACACGTTGTGACTCCGACTTCGATAAATCAAATAAATGATATACTGAATGATAATCAGAATAAAACCTTTGATGACTTTGAGTCAGACTTTCTAGACTTTAGTGAGTCTAATCCGTTTGGAGATATGCAGTAATGTTTGGTACTTATTTTTATCACAAAAGAGTCCGAAGTGCAGTAAGTGTCTTTGGTTCTTTATTCAATAACTTATATGTACTGCGAAAAAACTCTGCGGGACAAACTATCTCACAAGTTAAAGTACCATTATCATATGCACCAAAGAGAAACTTTATTGCAAGACTTGAGGCTATGAATAGTGGAGAAGAAGCGGAAAGAAGAGTTGCAATTAAATTACCAAGAATGTCCTTTGAGATTACAAGTATTGCATATGATGAAACACGACAGTTAAATAAAATGAATAACATAAGTAAGTCGGTTAGTGGTAGTAGTACAACAAGACAAAAGATATTTTCTCATACACCATATAATATAAACTTTGATTTAAATGTCTATGCAAAATCTCAAGATGATGCACTGCAAATAGTAGAACAAGTATTTCCATTCTTTACACCACAATATACCGTGACTGTAAAACCATTTAGTAATATTACTGACTTAACAGAAGACGTACCAATCACTTTAACGGGTACTGCGTTTGCAGATGATTTTGAAGGTGCAATAGAACAAAGAAGAACTATTATATATACTCTAAGTTTTGAAATGAAGATAAACTTCTACGGGCCTCTTAATACTTCTAAAATTATCCGTGAAGTTAGTAATAACATTTATATTATTGACAGTGCGGGAAGTAGTGGAGACTATATAAAAACACAACAAATAACTCCAACTCCTTCTGGTGTGACTGCAGATAGTGATTATGGATTTAATGAGGTCGACTCAGACAATCCGACTAATGTATGATATATGAAGAAAAAAATGCTCTAAGTAAAGAGATTTGTAATGATATGATATCTTGGTTTGATAACAAGATGTTATATGGTGACACTGGAATGAATTATTCAAGAGTTGATGTTCAAGGAAGAAAAGATATATCTCTTTCTGAATGTCAACAGTTTGGTTCTTTTAAACCTTTCTATAATCAGATAAACTCTATTATTCATAAACATATGGTGCATTATATAAATGAATTTAATAAAGGTGGGGGTACGGGTTTCTATACTATCACTGGATATAAATTTCAAAAGAGTGTAGAAGGTGGTGGATTTACTGCATGGCATTCTGAACTACCAGTATTTAAACCAATGTGGGAAAAAGTTAGAAATAGGTTTGGAGTTTGGTCAATTTATTTAAATGATACTGATACTGGATACACTGATTTTATGCATCAAAAATTATCAATAAAACCTGAAACTGGTAAACTAGTAATATGGCCTGCATATTTTACACACACGCATCGTGCAAATCCAGATTTAAAAGAAGATAAATACATTATGACGGGGTGGTTGGAGACCGATTATGAAAGAAACAGAAAATAAAAATGTAGATATAGATTACGAGTACAGTCGTAAGACTTACTATGAACTTATAGAAAAGAGTAAAGAGTCTCTTGACTTGATGTTAGAAGTCGCAAAGGAGTCTGAACACCCACGTGCATTTGAAGTACTTGGTAATATGATAAAACAAATATCAGATGTAAATGATAAGTTGTTAGATGTAAATATCAAAATGCAGAAAGCAAAATCTCAGGACGAAGTAAAACAATTAGAAAGTACTACGAATAATCTTTTTGTTGGAACTACTACAGAATTGCAACGCATGTTAAAACAAATAAAACCAGACGAGAATGTTATAGATGTTGAACCAGAAGAGTGAAACCTATCTCGGTAATATCAATGTTAAACGAGACGGTGTTCAACATGAGTTTACCAAGAAAGAAGTTAACGAATATGTCAAGTGTGTAAATGACCCAGTATACTTTTGCACAAAATATCTCAAGGTTATTTCTTTAGATGACGGTCTTGTACCATTCAAACTCTATCCTTATCAGGAAGATATGTTCAAACATTTTGATAAGAATAGATTTTCTATAGTACTCGCATGTCGTCAATCTGGTAAATCAATTAGTTCGGTTGCGTATCTTTTATGGTATGCATGTTTTCACTCAGAAAAAACAATCGCTATACTTGCAAACAAAGGACAAGTTGCGAGAGAGATGCTTGCAAGAATAACTTTGATGTTAGAGAACTTACCTTTCTTTTTACAGCCTGGAACAAAAGCACTTAACAAAGGGTCATTAGAATTTAGTAATAATAGTCGTATCATTGCGAGTGCAACGTCTGGTAGTTCTATTCGTGGTATGTCAGTTAACTTACTATACCTTGACGAGTTTGCGTTTGTAGAACGTGCAAACGAATTCTATACTTCTACTTACCCAGTAATATCTGCGGGTACAGATACCAAAGTAATTGTGACATCAACCGCAAATGGTATCGGTAATACTTTCCATAAACTTTGGGAAGGTGCATGTCAGAATACTAACGAATTCAAACCATTTACTGTTAACTGGTATGACGTACCAGGCCGTGATGAAAAATGGAAAGAGATGACAATTGCAAATACATCTGCACTACAGTTTGACCAAGAGTTTGGTAATACATTCTTCGGGACGGGAGATACATTGATAGACGGAGAAACGCTAATGGGTTTCCGTGCGAAAAATCCTCGCAAAGTGCGTGAAGGTGGAGATTTACTTATATATCGTGAACCGATAAAAGACCACCAGTACATAATGACTGTAGATGTTTGTAAGGGAAGAGGTCAGGATTATTCAACCTTTTCGGTATTCGACATTAGCACTAGGCCCTTTAAACAAGTCGCTGTATATCGCAATAATACTATCTCTCCAGTTCTCTTTCCTAATATTATATATAAGTACGCAAAGTTCTATAATGAGTGTTATGTCGTTATTGAGTCCAATGACCAAGGCTCTGTAGTCTGTAATGGACTGTATCAAGAACTAGAATACGAGAATACTCACATGGAGTCCGCAATAAAAGCTGACAGAATTGGTATTGAGATGACACGTAAGGTTAAACGTATCGGTTGTTCTGCAATTAAGGATATACTGGAACATAAGAAACTCCAGATATTTGATGAACAAACTATACTAGAAATATCTACTTTTGTTGCAAGAGGACAATCATATGAAGCATCTGACGGTAATCATGATGACTTGATGATGAACCTAGTATTATTCGGATACTTTGTATCTGGTACATATTTTAGAGATATGACTGATATTAATCTAAAAGAGATTATGTTCTCCGAAAGAATGAAAGAGATAGAACAAGATGTAGTTCCAGTAGGGTTTATAGATGACGGAAGTCAATATATGAATGAGTTAGAGAATAGAGAACAGAATTGGATAGAACAACCATATAACGCAGAAGACGATGAATGGTAGTTGAAAAACTCATTTTTTATAAATAAAAGTATTATTGAATATAACCGTATTATGTTTAACTTATAATTAGATAAAGGATTTAAAAATGGCATTATTTTCACCGTCAGCAAGTCCTAGTGTATCCGTAAAGGAAGTAGACCTAACGGGAGTAGTCCCTAACGTACAAACTTCAACGGGTGCATTTGTAGGAAACTTTAACTGGGGGCCTGTATATGAGACAACACTGATTTCAGATGAAGCAGGGTTAGTCTCTACTTTTGCAGCTCCTTCAACAACAAACACCGTAGATTTTCACCAAGCCGCAATGTTTCTGAAATATTCATCGCAACTATTCGTAGTTCGTGAATGTGACTCAGATGCAAGAAACTCACTTGCAGTAAACAACTTAACTGCAACTGCAACCGCCTCAGGTGGCCCTGCTAACAGAGGAGCAACTTCTGCGTCTGCAACAAACCAAAAACTTGGTAATCTAGATAATTACGAAGCCGCAACGATTGACTCGTCTGACGGTGCGTTTATCGCTAGATACCCAGGCGTATTAGGGAACTCACTACTTATATCAATATGTGGTTCAGACTCAGACAATGGTGGTTCAACTAACTTTAACGCATGGACTTATGGTGGTTCATTCGATGCAGCTCCAGGCACTTCATCTTTCGTAAGTGGACTTGGTGGTAAAAATGACGAAATTCATATCGCAGTAGTCGATGAAGACGGAGAAATCTCTGGTACTGCGGGTACAGTTTTAGAAACATATCCTTTCGTATCTGTTGCAAGTAATGCTAAAGCAACGGACGGAACATCTAATTATTTTAAAGACGTGTTAAAGGCAAGGTCAGAATACGTTTATTGTGGTGATTTCCACAGAAACGACTCTGCATCATTAAGAGACTTTTCTGGTTCTTTATGGTCAACTGACGCAGTAAATGGTTCACAAGACTTCGCTGCTGATGTAAAATTTGGAACTGGTCAAAACGAATGGTCATTCACTGGTGGTGTGACTTCCACAACATTAGGTAATGATGACATCTTAAGAGGTTTTGATAAGTTTGAAGATAAAGATAACATTGAAGTAGACTTCTTAATTGCACCACAAAGAATTGCAGATGCAGACGCAACTGTAGTAGTAAATGACTTGGTAGCAACCGCAGCTAGTCTAAGAAAAGATTGTATCGCAGTTGCATCTCCAAGTAGAAATGCAGTAGTCTCTGTTGGTACAACCACTGCAGTCACAGACTGTAATAACACTTATACTAAAAGTTCATATTTAGTACAAGATAATAACTTTGTAAAAATATACGATAAGTATAATGACCAATTCATTAAGATACCTGCTAATAGTTCAGTTGCGGGTCTAATGGCCGCAACAGACTTAGTTGCAGCTAATTGGTTCTCCCCTGCTGGACAACGAAGGGGTAGGTTATTGGGTATAACTGATATCGTATTGACACCTCAAAAAATAGAAAGAGATGTATTGTACAAAGCGGGTATAAACCCGATTGCAAATATCCCAGGCCAAGGTATCATGTTGTTTGGGGATAAGACCAATGAGTCAAGACCTTCTGCATTCGATAGAATAAATGTTAGAAGACTATTCTTAGGTATAGAAAGAGCAATCGCAATTGCGGGTAGAAATGTAATGTTTGAATTCAATGATGAATTTACTCGTGCAGAATTCGTAAACATTGTAGAACCTTTCTTAAGAGAGATACAAGGTCGAAGAGGAATTACGGACTTTAGGGTTGTTTGTGACTCAACAAATAACACTGCGGCCGTCATAGATAGAAATGAATTCATTGCATCTATCTTCATCAAACCTGCTAGAAGTATTAACTTTGTGACACTTAACTTTGTCGCAGTTAGAACTGGGGTAGAGTTTGAAGAAGTCGTAGGTACAGTATAAATAAGGAGAAAGTAAGACAATGGCAATACTAGGAGTAGATGATTTTAAATCGAAAATAAGAGGTGGTGGTGCGAGACCCAATCTCTTTAGGGCGACTGTTAACTTTCCCACCTATGCAGCTGGAGATGTAGAACTTACATCTTTCATGTGTAAAGGTGCTCAACTACCTGCTTCCGTAATGACTGCAATTGACGTACCATTTAGAGGTCGTCAATTAAGAGTTGCGGGAGACAGAACATTCGAGCCTTGGACAGTGACTATCATTAATGATACTGACTTCGCTGTAAGAGACTCAATGGAAAGGTGGGCAAATGGTATCAATAACCACAAAGCAAACACTGGACTAACTAATCCTACAGATTATCAAGCAGATTTATTAGTTGAACAGTTAGATAGAGACGAGTCTGTAATAAAAACTTACAACTTTAGAGGTTGTTTCCCAGTTAATATTGCAGCTATCGAGTTAAACTATGAGACTGTAGATACTATTGAAGAGTTTACTGTAGAGTTTGCAATTCAGTACTGGGAGAGTAATTCGACAACATAGTCTTTAGGACATATATAAATAAAGGTGTAAACCTTTATAATGGGTGAATTGAATAGTATGGAAATAATATATGGCAGAACAAGACAATAGTATCTTTAAACTTTTTGGTTTTGAACTTAAAAGAGCTGAAGAAAAACAAAAAGAAGAAAAGAAAAAGAAACTTCAATCTATAGTTGCACCAACTGACCCAGACGGTGCTGGTTATATCACTGCGAGTGGTTCTCACTATGGTCAATTTCTTGACATGGACGGGACTCAAGCAAAAGATAACCGTCAACTTATTCTTAAATATCGTGGAGTTGCAGTACACCCAGAAGTAGATGCAGCTATCGAAGACATTGTAAACGAAGGTTTTGTTAATGACGAAAACCAATCCCCCGTAGAATTAAATCTTGATAATGTGGACGCACCAGACAATATCAAAAAAACTATGATAGAAGAGTTTGAGAAAGTTTGTCAGATGATGAAAATACAAGATTTAGGTTCTGATATTTTTAGGTCTTTCTATGTTGACGGTAGAGTGTATCATCATTTAATCGTAAATGAAGAACAACCCAAACTAGGTATTCAAGATATAAGAAACATTGATGCAACTAAAGTTAGAAAAGT